ATAGATGTGGCTTTTTCTGTTGTCCTACCACCGAAGTATGCTAAAACAACAGCCATCATTACTTTTTCAAATGTATCATTCCATAAATCACCAATATGAAATGGTACACTTTCAATACTATCTAATAAACCAGCAAAAGAAAAAACAACTATACACCACACTAAAACAAGTGGTCGAACATTTTTAGAAAGCCATGAATCACTATTTGCATCAGCAATCCATCGATTAGAGATTTCCTCCATCTCTTTATTTTGTTGTTCAAATATTAATTGTTGTAATTTTATTTTATCCTCTGTGGGAATCTTTGCCTTTGTGATCTCAGCTATTGCATCTTTAGGTGATGTTACACCATTTAAAACAGCACCAAGTTGTGGTGATACAATACTTGCAGCACCAAACAATAATTTGCCAACTGTACTATCTTTAAATTTCTTTTTTGGTTTGCTCATATATAAACTCTAAAATGTATTGCCAAAAATAATAAATATATATTTAATTCACTATAATCCTGATCCTCATCAATTGGATAATATTCTAAACCAACTAATAAACCATTTGGAATAAATGCTACTCCGAAATCCATTAGGCATTTGTTATATCAATATATTTTGTTTTCCCATCATCTCTAACAGCTTTTAATATTTTGTTTCTGTTTTTATCTTCACTTACATAACTAACATGAACCCAATCAGGATTATCTTCATTACCAAATTCCCAAATCATTTGATCAAAATCTAAATTTTCTTTTATCCAAGCAAACATTTCAGCATTAGTTTTATGACCATAAATATCATCAATATCTATTGCAGATGCACCACTTTTACAACAATGTTGAGATTTAGAACTTCCACCTATTGCTTCATTTAAAGCTGGTGATCTATACATGCTGTTAATTTTAATTGGACCACCAACCCATTCTCTAAGTGGTTCAAATACTTTTTCAGCTAGTTCTTTCATGTTAGCTATTGCATCACCATTAGGTGTATTGTCAATGCCTAATCTTAAAGCAGTAACCGATTTGGTTGCCTCCTTTTCAGAAATATGTTTACTAATCATAATTTATTAATTTGATGTTGATCTTCTTGAAACTTGCATTTTGAATCTATTGATAAACTCTTGTATCACATTAGGTTCTATTTCTAATTTAAAAGATAAATCAGCTGCCCATTGTCCTCTAGGTTTTTGAGTTTTGGAATCATATAAAATAATAGTTGGTACTGATTTAATTTGTTTTTTGATACTTAGTGGCTGATCCTCTAATTTGACTTTTAGTATTTCAACACCTTTTATTTCTCTTAAATGTGGATAGTCATTATCAGAGTTCCATATTGAATTGATGTGTAATAGTGTCATATCTTGTGCATTTGTAATTGCTGAAACGAATAACACAAATATTACATAAATTAAATGTTTCATCTTCTATATACTTTATCTTCTAATTCTTTTATTGATTGTTTATTATCTAAAATATCCTCTTTTAAAACCTCAGTAGATTTTTCTATTTGAATGACATTTGATCTTATTAATTCATCTTTTGAACAAACTCATCACCACTAAAATTATCAATTTTATTTCTTAAATCTTGAATATCACCTTGCAATGTGAACCACATACTAGCTAAAGAAATTGTACCAGCTACAATGATTCCTATTGTTTTTAAGTCAAGTTGAATGTTTGTATCCTCACTAATTTTTGTTGCCATTGGTATTTTGTATTTTTTTAATTGTATATACTATTGTAACCACTAATAAAATTATTCTTAATATATCTACAACATAATCAGCAAATGAAAATGCTAAAGCTGTTGTGTTTATTAAATATAATTTTATATCACTCATTCCCATAATTAACTAGTTTGTTCTACTCTAGTTGACATTTCTATTATGCCTGTGAAATATGTATGATCATCCCTATCAATTTGCTCATAGGTAACACCATCTAAAACATTGGTGTAAACACTAAAATTATTAGCACTTAAATCATAATATCCACTTGCCCTAGTTCTTAGCAAAGATAATACATCTGAAACTAATAGGTTAGCATCTAAATCACCACCAACATCACCACTAAACCTGGTAACACATTCTATTCTTGTTATTACCTCTAAACAAAATTTTGATGCATTTTGATCAACCTCATTTGTACTTATTGAATGAATCCAAATATATGGTGTTCCAGCATTGGTTGGCACTCTATTATAAATAGGAACATTAGAACTATTTAATGTTATATTACCATTTAATGCTGTAAAAATCTTTGCTCTAATATGATGCATTGCCTCTCTCATACTAATCTTTTAATTTTATTTTGTAATCTTTTAATTAATATTTTTATTTCAGTTTTAGCATTATCAAAAAAGAATGGTTGTGCTTTCATAAATTTAGTTCCATATTCTTGAAAAGCTGAATATTCAGCTGGTGATTCAACAAAAACACCTTTTGAATCTTTGCCGAAGTTTATAGAATTTTTTAAATTACCAGTATCAACAGGTGCATCTCTTTTTGCTTTTAAACTAATTATTGATGCTGTAATACCTAGCTCTTTTGTTAAATCTTGAATTAAGTTTAAATCAATCTTGTTGATTTTTTTTTCAAGTTTAGAAATATCTTTTTTATTGATTTTATATTTAATCATTTGTTGCCTGGATTGTTACATATTCATCAATCTTTGATTCATATACATTGTTAATTCTATAATGACTTGATCCATCAATGGTAAAAGTATATTCATCAACACCCACTAAATCAAAATCTTTTTTTCTTATAACTAAATCAACACCATTTGATTGCCTCCTTTTCCCATCCTCACTTGTATAATTACCATCAACATAAGTAACATAACCCCAAATGGTAGTTATTAAAGTTGGTGTTGGTGCTGTATAACCACCATAACCATCAGCTACTTTACCATAGCTATAAAAAGCAATTCTATTTGAGAATAAACCAACATCCATTAAATAAACATATTTTTAAATGAATTAAGAATGTTTTTTGTTTCTGTTGGCACACTTGTTACAATAGTACCAGTTTTGAAATCATGTCTATTATCATATAAAGTTGTGCCTAATTGTTTTATAGCTTGTTGCAATAATTCATCATTCAATCCACTTGTTACATATACAATTTTAATCTTTTCAGCTGGTCCATCTAAATCAATGCTCTCATTATCTAAACCTAACATTGTATAATCAGTATTAGCAACACCATCGATATGAACACTAGAAATACTAGCTATTGGACCAAAAGGAATATCAAATATTCCTGTTTCACTTTTTGGCACATAGTAAGTTCTATTCTTAGCTACAATATCCCTAGATATATAGTTTTCACACCATATTCTAGATTGTTTTATTACATTACCAATTAAAGTATCATCAGCTGATGTACTTATTCTAGCAAAATCTTTAAACTCTGATGTTGTTACAATCTCTGAACCTGTGGTTGAATTAATTTTATTTTGCCTCATCTTTTGTTTCTTTAGAATCTATTTTTAATTCTTTTGTTTCTTTTTTAGGTTTAGCTTCTTTTTTCTTTATAGGTTCACCCCATCCTTTTGAAATCCATTTATCAGCATTTCTATCAATCACATCTAAAACATCACCCTTTTTTTTTGATACACCATTATGCATTGTATCTATTAAAAGTTTTATTTTCATAATATAAAATTTATTGTAAAGATAAAAAAAAAGTGCCACTACGATTTATGGTAATGACACTCTTAAACATCTATGAAATACATTCAAAGTTATTAAAATTTTCTTTATACTTATTATATAATGATAATCTTAATGTTTTTTGTCCCTCATTTTTAAGAATAAAAAAACCTTTATATTCCTCGGACCATAAAGCAAAGTAATCAACAAACCTTGGATCATAGGATGGATTCCCAGTTCTTTTAAGAACAACCTGGGTTGATCTTCCATGCTTGTATCTATTCGCACCTAAATATTTTACTTGGAACTTAAATAATTTACCATCCTTTTCTAAAATGCAATCATACATGCTAGAATCCAATAATGGCATTGATACATTAAATCCCTGTTTTATAGCTGTTGTTGCGAAATGATATTCAGCAAAGCATCCTTTCTGATTACCATTCATTTGATATAAAGTTATAAAAAAAGGGATTGATTACTCAACCCCTTTTAGAACAACTAATTAACCAAATAACACTATTATTGAAAATAGTTCTTTTTTACTATCTCTAGTATTTCTGTATATTTTTTTAATATAATCATTTTTTTTAATGGTGGTATTTTATCCCACTTTTTTCCTATAATACTATTCACAAATAGTTCACAATCATCTATTTGATCTCTATTTTCCATTGATATTATATAATACTGATATTCCTAAAACTAACAAAACAAAAGCTGTTAATAAGTCATTAATAATTAATACTGATCTCAATCCTAAAACAATCAACAATCCACCTAATATGTAAGATAATTTGGTTCTATTATATTTTTTCATTTGATATTGGTTTATGTTCTTTAATCTTAGGTTTAGTTTCATTGAGTTTTCTTAGCATCCTATTGACTTTAATTGTGTGTAATAATGTTTGTCTAGCTGCCATAATTATAAATTACTTTGATGTTTTTTTATAATTATTTCTTTTATATATTCCTCATGTGGTTCTAATATATAAGTCATATCAATATTTTCTATTTCAATTTTATATATATCAACATCACCAAATGGTGCAAACTCATCATTTTCATAATAAGTATATGTAATCATTAATTCTTGATCACAATAATCAATGCCTATTAAATGTGTTTTTGTTTTAATCATAATTAAAATTTTATAGTAAATATTAAAGTAAAGAGTAATGCACATGCATAAACAAATGTCTTTACAAATGCATCACTCAAAATAATTTTTTCTAATAGTTTTTTTATAATGTTATTTTGTTTGTTATTCATACAGCTAATATATAAACAATATTTTAAATAACAAAATATTTTTTACTATTTAAATTATTTTTTTAATAATACCCCATAAAAAAAGGGGTAAATAAATACCCCTTTAATATTAATTAGCAATAAAAAACCTAATACTATGGTGTTTCTAGTGCTGTTTTAGCTGTGCTAAATGTACCATCAATTATACCTAATGGCAAGTAAGTAGCAAGTGCCACTCTCTCTTGACATCTAACAGTAACAAAACCATCTCTGATGTTCGTTCCATCTTCTCTGTGGAATGATACAGATAAGTTTTCTCTAATCCATAATTGACATGAATTGAAATCACCAACTAAGAATGAACCTGAATTTACCTCATTATTGATAATTACAGGTACACCCATAAATGATGGCTGTAAACCAGCATATACTTGATCTTTTAAATATCTTGACTGGCTATCCTTTAATAATAGGATTTTATGAAAGTCAGTTGGATTTAAAAGAATATAGTTTGGTTTGTAGTTAGACAATGCTAACTGATTGATTGCAGCAACAAGAACATCAAATTCATTTGCACTATCAACTGATTGATAAAATGCACCTGATGATGATGTATCAAAGTTAGTACCTGAATTGTATAAACCATTTAGGTTTGGTGCTGAACCATTACCACCTAAGATTTGGTCATCCTCAACCTCTAATAGTTTAGCTGGTACTCTGTTTGAAATGTAGCTTGTAAGTTGTTGAGTATCATTTAACATTTCCTCAGAAATTCTAAGGTATGTTCCAATTTTCTCAACATTTACAGATGTTGCAGTCATATCAAAATCTGTTTGACCTAGAGTTGATCCCTCATTGGCAGCAGCAGCACCATTAGAATATCCTGATTCTTTTACGAATCTAACAACATCACTTGAAGTAGAACCATTAGGAATGATTTGTCTCATGTTTTGTGGTCGGTTAGGATCGAATTTGAATCCAGGAACTCTATCAGCAGCAATAACTTCGTTTGTGAAATCGGAACCTGTGGTCATATCAGCTTTAATTTCAAATGCAGCAGCATTTGTATTACCCTTTACTAAATTATCAATAACACCCTCATTAAGTGCTTTTGTTAAATTAGTTTTGAAATTTTTTGATTCATTTTTTTTCTCAAACATTTTTTTGTTTTCAACTTCAAACGAATCAAATCTTTCATTAAATTTTTTAGTAAGGTTGTCAATTTCACTTTTTAAAGTTTCATCTGCCTTACCATTAGCACTTTCTAGTGCTTGTCCAGTAGCTTTCTCAATCTTTTCATCAATGATGTTTCCTAATTGATCTAGCTGTTTTTTTACATTATCTTCCATTTTTTAGAAAATTATTTTAAATTATTCAACAAATATTTATAAACATCAAACTCTGATTTTTGTTCAACTGGCTCAGTAGTTTCCTCAACTGGCTGAGTAGCATCAATGAATAAAGATTTAAGTTTGTATATTTCGCCCTCTATGGCATAACCCATCTCATCTGAGATGTTTCCTTTACGAATTAACTTACAAAGGTTATCGTATCTTTTATAAATGTCATCAATCATTTTAGAACCTTTGACATCCATTATTTTTGCCTGATCATTTGCAGCTAATGTTACAGCTGAAATCTCAAACAATTTTACCTCTTTTAGTTCTCTGTAATCACCCCTATCCTCTTTTTGAATAGGCAATATTCCAACAGAGTTTTCAGTAATTACACCACTTTTCATTAGTTCAATTACATCTTTTCCTAATTGAGTTTTAGGTATTTCAGCAACAAATACTAAACCTTTATCATCCTCATACAACTCATTCATCTTACCAATTGGTTGCATCATATTATGTTGATACAAGTATTTTACTCTGTTGCCATTTTCCTTTATTGTTTTTTGATATGCACCTTTAGCAATGACATCATTGTCCGAATCCTTATTGCCAAAATAAGAACCATAACCTTTTACGATTGAGTTCCTTTCATCATAATCAGACAACTCACCAAGTGGTGCTGCTTTGTAAATAAAATCCATAACTAAATTTTTTGTAAAATTACTAAATTATTTACTAACCATTTTTTAGATAGGTTTCAATATTATCGGCATACCATATTGCAAAAAATACAGCAATATCAAGTATTATATCTTTATACATAGATTTCATAGATTCATAATTAAATGCATCTTGATATGGTATGTTTCCAGTTTCGGCAATTATGTTTACTGTTTTATTATATTCCTTTTCATAATATCTTTGAGTTTTAGGAATAGTTTTGTTTTCAGCTTTTGTTCTTTGATTATCAAATTCATCCTTATATCCACTTTCATCTAATGTCCCTTGGTTTGGATGTGGTGCAATGGTACATCTACAATTAATAATGTTCTTAGCACTACCATCACCAGGTTGAAACATTTGATCACCCTCTAATAAATAATAATCATTGTAAGGAATAGTTTTAGGTTCAAAGTTTTTATGCCATTCTCTCTCATTTGCTAATGTATTATGAATCCAGGTTTTATCCATTTCATTAGAATCAAAAACACTTTTAGCACTTTGCATTGTTGCATAGTTTGCTGATCTGTTTGATTCAGTTCTAACTAATCTCTCAGCTTGAAATCTTGAGTATTTTTTATATTGCCCTCTTAATATTCTAGCTTTTTGATCAACACCCATAACAGCAAAATCAGGATCACGAAATAGCTTTTCAGCAACCTTTACTAATGTTTGTTTCGCTGTATTAGAAACATTTACAATATTGGCATCAACAATTGCTAATGAATATTGATTAAATATTTCCCTCCATAAATCTTTTGAAATCTTGTTTGGCATTATTCATTTTCTATTTGCTTTAATTTTCTTTCAGCATAATTTAACATTGCCTCACCACCCCATCCTAAATATGCAACATAACCTTTGTCTTTCCATGGTGTATCTTGAAAATCAGGATTTATCTTATTATATCCACCACCTTTTGTTCTAGATAAGAAACTAAAAGTTCTTTTTAATGTTGATAAAGATAATTTTTCTCTAGCAATCAATTGATTCATTCTAGCTAATCCTACATTAGTCATACCATCAACCTCATCTCTACCATATTTATCAATCCAGTTTTTTACTCTTTTAGCATTGTTAGTTGCAGTTTGTGGATAGTCATCATATCCCTCAGCTTTGTTTTCATTCTTAGAACTCATTGGATGTCCCTCAGGTAATAAATCAGTATCATGTTTCCCTGATCTGAATTTACCATTTCTTAATGCATACAAATAAGAATTTACCCTTGCATATGCCCATTGATCCTCACTAGATACACTTGGTCGCACACTTTGTGGGTTTGTTCTATATGCACCAACACCTCT